GTCGCGGAGTTGCCACGGACCGCTTTCCAAGTTTGGTGCGCCTCGTGTTCCGCAAGGGTGCGGTCCAGAAGGTCCGACGCCCTGTCGCCATGAGCGGCCGTGAGTCCTTGGCGCTTCTTTGCGCTTCCCGCCACCCGAGCGGCGGCGTTGCCCCAGTCTCCGAGAGCCTGGACGTCTTGCGCGAGGCCCGAGCGGTGGCCCAGGCGGAAGAAGTCCGCTTGAGTGCCGGTAAGGTCAGCGAGCCGGTTGGCGATGTCGTCACCCGTGGAGGTGGCCATCTCTTCCCCGAGCTCCATGGCTTGGCGGGCCTGTGTGGGGCCTGCGTAAGCGTCACGCGCTGGCTTCCAGTAGGGGTTTAGCCCTTCCGGAGGGATGCCTGGAGAGGGCGGCGAGCGGCGGGGTGCCGCCGTGCCTTCGATCTCGGGTGAGAGCCGTTGGCCGAAGTCGCGAGGCGTTGGGGTCTGGGCGATCGGGTTGGTCGGAACCATAGGTAGACCCGAAGCGCCCACAGGAGCCGGTAGGGACTCGCTGGACGCAGGGAGGGACCGGGAGGGCATCGGAGGTGCCTCCGGGAGCCCAAGGGCCTGAGAGGGGCTGGGAGCGCCTCCTTGAGCCATCATCTCGCCCGTGGGGTTCGGGACAGTGATGTCTGTTCCCGGCTGCGGGTATCGGGGGCCTGTTCCGTCGCCATCCATGATCTGGAGGAGCCGGCTGCGGATGGTCGCCGCGCCCCGCGATGCGCGGGTTACGTCGGGCTGCGCTAGAGGCTTGCCGCCTGCGTAGACGGTCTCATCCAGGACGGACTTGACGCGGTCATACATCGGCATCGTTGGAACGTTAGCGATCTCGAATACGTCGCCGGGTAGCTCCCGCAGGCCATAGGCCGTCAGGTCTTCCCCTTCGTCTCGAAGCTGTCGTCCCGCGATCTGCAAGGCGTCTCGCGCAGAAGGCCGCGTCATCAGCTCTTGCAGCTCCTTCACGAACGGAATGGGCTGGGCATCGCTGACGTCATAAAGCGGCTGCGAGACTTCGCGGGCGTAATCCTTCAGGCGATCGGCCTGGGCCTCTACGTTCGCAGTGGGCCCAAGGGACTCCTGGATATGCTCCGTGACCCTTTGGGTCGAAGCCTGCTGACGCTGGTCGATCGCTCGCCTAACTGCCGCTGTTGCTGGGCCGGGGGACCGCGCAGCGCTCCCGAAGGAGCGGCGGGCAGACTCGTGGACGTCGGCGAGGGCCGCTGGGACGTTAAGGTCCTGCTGGCGGCGGGCCACCTCTGCGGCCACTTCCTGCGGCGTATAGAAACGCCCTGTCTCAGGATTGACAGCGCCCCTAAGGTCTCGGTCCATCACTTGGTTAGCGACGGCCCGGACGGGGTCGCGAGCGAGTTGTGTTCCTTCAGCGGCTAGTAGCTGGCCGGCGCGGCCCGGAAGACGTTGGCCCACAGCCTTTGCCCCCCTACCCGCTGCGCGGACTACAGGGTCGGTCAGTGGTCGAAGGGGTTTCGCCAGGACGCCAGCGGTCTTCGTCACGTAGGGTAACGCGCCGCCTGTAGTCGCAGCTAGGAGCCCCGAGGAGACCGCGTCTGTAGCCTTACCGGCAATGCCTTCCTCTTTGGAGGACATAGCGCCCGATGCGAGCCCGTAGGCACCCGCCGTCTTTGCGCCTGCCAACGCCTTCTGGCCCAGGGTAGCCCCACGAGCGATCTTCGTTGCCGGCAGGAATAAGCCTGCGCCGATACCGGCAAGGCCGGCAGCGTTGGATGCGGTCGGATGGTCGGAGGCTGCCATTTTCTGGCGCTGCTCTTGGAACCGCTGGCCGCGCGAGTAAGCCTTACCGGGCTCGAAGTCCACGGCAGCGCTAAACGGTGCCTGTATGGCGTTCTTAACGACCTCTGAGGCACCCCTTACGAACCCTGCGGAGCCGGGGAGGATGCCGTCCAGGTAATTGCCGGCTACGCCCGCCAGTTCGTTCTTGGTCGTCTTTTCGGGCTTGGGATTTTGTGTGGCCCACCCGTGGGCGACCTTTGCGGCACGCTGGGGGTCGTCCGTTTGGACGTCCACCCGGCGACCGTCTGGCAGGGTAACAGTAATCACTTCAGGATATTTCCGTTCGCGTCGAGGCGTATGGTTTTCGGCTGGGCTGCCTTGCGGCCGACATTCGGCGGGGCCGATGGCAAGCCTAGGCGCTTCGCATAATTGGAGGCGTTGGAGTCTAGGAACTGCTCAAGGCTTTTGAGCGACTCTTCGTTCGATCCGTCGAAGCTCCAGCGGTCGGGCATCGGTTGCAGGGCCAGCTTGCTTTCGAAGTCCGACATGGCACCCTCACCGGGCGTTCGCGTTGCCCCACGTACCAATAGCCGGAGCATGTCCGCCGCTTGGTCAAACTGGGCGTTCTTCTGGGACGGGAGATACTCGCGGATGGACTGGAGAGGCCCAGCGCCCTTGAGGTTGGAATCATAGAGCTCGCGGGTTCGTGCGAGATGCGGACGGATGCGGTCGATGAGGTCCATTGCCTTGCGGGCGTCGTCGCGGGACTTCGCCGTCTCAAGCCGGCCTTCATTGGCTGGCGCGGCCTTCCCGTCCGGTCCTAGCGGCTTCGTACGGGTAGCGCCCTGGTCGCGGTACGCTTGGAGGGCCTGCGAGGCCTGAGGGGTCAGAGCCCCTCTGCGTTCCAGCTCCAGGAGGGCCTGTAGCTTAGGGTCTGCGGCTGCCATGCTTAGTTTCCGAGTGCGATAGAGAGAAGTTCAGAGGTGGCCATCGTGGAGATGGGCGCTTTGCCCTTCTTGCCTCCGCCGCCGCCGCCGCTGCGGCCGCCCCCGCCCGCTCCGCGCTTTGCAAGCGCTTCGCGAGCGATGCTTATGCGCTCGGCTCCCTGTGAGGTCGCCGCCTGGGCACGGTCGCGGTAGATGCCGGTGCGTGCCGCGCGGTCTTGGTCCGCCGCGTTCCGGTGGCCCTCGCGGTTGTCCTCGTTTTCGGCTGCCTGCTTACGGGTCATGGCCTGGGACACTGTCATGCCCATGTTGCCCACTATGTTGCCATACGTGGGGTTCCAGGAGGTCGGCAGGGTGTCCACATCGACGCCATACAGTTCCGGGTTGGCCCTGATCTCCGCGAAGGCCGCAGCCTGTTCCTCAGGGCTTCCCATCTGGGAAATTGCGTACATGGCGCGGCCGTTCATGTCGGCAACGTCCTTGGGCTTCACGCGCTTACCTTGCTGGTAATCCACGAACTGCTGAACGGGCTTGTAGGTGCGCTCGCCAGTCTGCGGGTCCGTGTACACCTCAAAGGCATCATCGGGGCCACCCAGTTGCGGGAGGGCTTGCTGGCGGAGCCGCTCATTCTGATTGTAGATGGCGGTGGCAGCGTTACCGAGGCCGTCCCCGAAATTCTGGGAGCCGAAGAAGCCGGCTGCGAGCGCCAGCATGGTCTGCTGATAATTGTCGTCGTCGAAGGCGCTGGCCTTCTTCTTCATCGGGGGTGCCGGAGGGAGCTGCTGAGTAAGCGTGGAGCCGCCCTTCCCCGCCATGGGCGGAGCTTCCGGAAGGCCCGCGAAGGACCCGGCCGCTGGGCCGGCGAACTGGTTGTTTCCGAAGAAAGCCATGTGATTTCCTTAAAAGGGCTTCCAGCCGAGGCCGCCCGCAAGCGACAGGCCGCCCATTGCGAGGCTGGCGAGGCCGGGACTGCTCTTCGTCTTGGACGTGCCGCTTTCGGTGCCCGACATGCCCCACTGGTTACCGCCGATGATCTGCATGTAACGCTGGAGCAAGTCGGCCTCGCGGGTGTCGTTCCCCTGCCACTTGGCATAGTCGGCGTCCGCCTTGCCCTGCCGGTCGGCCTGATCGGCCGCGTTGGCGCGGTTGATGACGTCATAGGCTCCATAGCCCGCGTCGGCCCCGGCAGAGAGCGCGTTGATCCCCATACCCGCGAGACCCTGATAGGACTGCGAGGCGGTGGAGAGCGCGTTGAGCTTCTGGGCACGGTCGCCCTGGGCCAGATTGAGGCCCTGGGAATATGCATTGCCCCGGAGGGTGGCGGCATTGTCGGCCATGCGATCTTCTGCGCCGCGCTGGGCAATACCGGCCGCCACGCCCGCTCGTGAGCTGTTGATGTTGCCAGTGCCCGAAGCAGCGCGATCGATGCCGGGTAGCGTCACCTCCGCGAGGGACCGGGAGACGTCGCGATTTACCGCGTCGATCTGGCCGTCCAGGTAGGGATTGCTTGCGTAACTGGACGCGGCGGCGATGTTGGCCGCAGTGGCGTCCCCGTTTGCGAGGGCCAGAAAGTCGTCCATCGTGGAGCCAGCCTTAGCGCCGTAGCCCGTCAGGCTCTTGCCGAAATCGGAGAGCTGTTGCGCAGTGCCGAGGCCGGTCTTGGTCGCAAAGTCCTTCGAGGCACTCAGGGACGCCTTGGCGTCGTCCGACATGCCTGCGTAGAGGTCGCCCTGATAAAACGGGGTCCCTGCGGACTTCGTGAAGTTGGCCTTGGCGGCGTCGAAGGCAGACTGGAGATAGGGAGCCTGGAACTTGGAAGGGCCCGTGTCCGTGGTGCTGTTAGTGGTGGTCTTGGAAGTGCCGCTGAAGAGGCCGCCCATGGATGTCCTATTGGGTTACGTGAATTTCCATGCGGCGGTGTCGCCGGTCGGAAAATGACGCGGCCCACTTGAAGCCGAACATGGCGAGAAACTTGGAGTGCTTATGATCGCTCGGGTCGTGAAGAGCGTAGAGAGGCCCCCCGTGGAGGGCCTTTAGGGTCGCGAAGTCCGCCGCTAGGTCGCGCTTTGTGCTGCGGCCCCAGCGACCATGAATGTCGCAGTGAATGAAGGTGTGCTGACGTGTCGCTTGCTCCAGATAGAGCGTGTACATGCGACGTCGGACGACCGGGACCTTGAACTGGTGGTCCGGCTCCGGGATTTCCATGAGGGTTTTCTCCGGAGCCGGGTTTTAGGCGTTGATGGCGGTCAGCCGGTCATTAAGGTCCTGTAGGGCCTGGACGACTTCGCGGGATGAGGTGTCGAGCCGCTTGAGCTCGCTCTCCACGAAGGTTGGGAAGCTGTCGGCAGCTCCGGGACGAACCCGGCGACTATATGGCACCATCTTAGCGATGCGGGTGCGCACTGCGGAAAGGTCCATCAGCGGCGCCCTCGGATGATAAGTTGGATGTCGAAGCCCGAGAGCTGGAAATCGCCGCTTCCCCGGCAGCCAAAGCGGTACGCGAGGTACTTGCCGGCTTCGTTGATGTCGATTTTGCCTTCCACTCGGGGGTCAAAGGCGAGCTCTGCGGACCATGTGGGCTCGACGTTGACCAAGTCGTTAGCCCCGAATTGCCAGTAGGAGTCCTCGGGGTGCTCTATGGCGACCTGAGGCCAAATGGCTTGGAGGTTCGTGTATTGGGTCAGGTTCTTGCCCAAGCTGTCCAGGTCGAGACCCGTGCGCTGCACGAAGGCAGGCTTGAGCGTCTCCAGCTCGATCGGGGTGCTTAGAAGGCCGCCCTTCACGAGGTCGCAGCCATAAAGGCGCGGTTCCGTGAGGCCGACATTCGGAGCGGACCGGCTCGCAAATAGGACGTGCTGGTTCTTATCGCCTTCGGTAGTCGAGAAGATGCCCTCCGCGCTGTCCCAGGTGATCTCATCGGCGCTCTGCCAGGACTTCCCCGAAACCAGGGAGGACCGGCAGGCCGACGTGACGTTGGGGAGGTCGTCGAAGGTCCAGGTGTCGTTGGCGTAGTTGTAGACCGCCGCACGATTGCAGCCGGCCACCGGATTGCCGAAGCCGACAAGGTCGTCCGAGCTGGGATAGCAGAAGCGGATTTCCGAGAGGCGGGCGTCGTGGTTGACGAAGCACAAGTGGCTCTTGGAGGTATCCAGAGCGTTGAAGATGAACTCACGGTTCCGGAGGTCTACGATAGAGCGGGGCTGGACCCCGTCGTGGACATAAATGTCGTTGCGGTCGAACACGAAGTGCTGCCCGCCCACCTGGACGGCGCAATTCGGCCCCATGATGCCGCGCTCATCGAAGAGCTTTGTGAAATCATAGATGAAGTCGCCGCCGATATAGTCCATCGCCCACACCGAGTTGGTGCAGTAGATGATGAAGCTGTTTCGGAGGGCCAGCCCGTCCACGATTGCATGCTGCATTTCGTTGACGATGTTTTCGCCAGCGCTGTTCGTGGTGCTCGTGGGGTCCCAGGAACCGGGCGGATTGCCGAAGCCGGCGAGGTCGGACCATTTCACCATGGTAGGGTAGAGCTGGCCGTTCTTCGAGACCCCGAGGGCGACGAGCGTGTCCTTGAAGGCTCGAAGCACGTTGCACTTGTAGGTTGCGGGCCAGTCCGGGATGAACCTGTATTGGCTGTCGCTGGGGGCCAGATAGACCGGCGTGTTGTTCCCTGAGTTGAGGTAAGACACGCCGCCGAGGAAGCAGCTCGTGATGGAGCCTTCAGCCAGCGGGGAGAGCCCCGAGGGCGTGAGGTCCTCAAAGGTCGAGCCGTTCAAGCGTGCGATCTTATCGAAAGCAGCCGAGACCAGGACGACCTGATCGTACCCCGCAGATGACGGGGGGATGGCGACACAATGGCCGGGCTCAAAGCTCAAGGGGGCGACGGTGCGAAACACAGGGCCCCGAGAGACCTTGCCGTTCCTGAAACGGACATTTACGCCCGCCGTGAAGACAGCGGGGTCCTCAATATCTGAGGGGTTCATGTCCGTGACGATCCCGGCCGCGCCCAGTCGGCGGACCGGGAAAGTAGGCAATTTAGACCTTCATGATGAAATAGGCGGTGACCGATGGCTGGGCCGTGTCGATCGTGACTGTATGAGAGTGAGTGCCGGCCGCCGTCAGGGTGACGTCGTGCGTATGGGCACCGTCAGTCGGAATGGAGTGCGCGTGTCCAGCGCCGGCACCTACGGAAGTCGTGGGGCCCAGGGTGGCGACCGTGGAGGTCCCGAGGAGCCTATAGCCGCTGTCGCCGTCCGAAGTCTTTTCGGCGGTGATGTAATTAGTCTGGCTTACCGTGGTGCTGCCGTCGCCGCGCCCCGCCGCAACCGTGTAGTGCGTATGGGCGGGTATCTGCTCGGTCGAGAGACTCGTGGCACCCGTGGAACCTGTGTGACTATGGGCCCCAGCACTACTCAGCGTGACGCCATGATTATGGTCGCCCACGGCGGAGGTCGTGTAGGTCCTGGAATACTGCCCGAACTTGGTTCCAAGAGGGCGATCTTCGCTGGCACCCACCACGGCCACACCGCGCCAGTCGGGGAGCGTTATGGTCCCCTGCCCGTCCGATCGGGCGACCGTCCGGCCGTCCATGATGGCCCAGCCGGCCGGAACGGTGCTGGAGGCTCCCGTCCAGATGCCCACGAACCCCATCGGGATCATGGCGCTCTTCAGGCCGTTCAGGAGCTCCTGAGTGACGGACGGGTCCAGCGGGCCGGTGAGGCCGGGGAAGGTTGCCTTGAGGGCAGCCTTAATCATGCGGATATGATCGTCGCCGTCTTTGAGGCGATCAGCGCCGGACGGGTTTTGCGGATTGAGCTGGTGAATGTAGCTCGCGGTCTCAAGGGCCATTAGGGTACTTCAGGGAATTGAGGCAGGCCACGAGAGAGCGGACGCCAGGAATTAGGAAATCTGAGAAGGCCCACATCAGAGGCGGGCATCGGTTTTGAAAATCGAAAGGCAGGAGTCTTAGGGGACCCCTAGAGCCTTAAGGGACCTTAAGGGTCTTAAAGGAATTGATTATATAATCTTCCAAATATGACTCTTAAGGACCCTTAAGGGGCACGAGCGGATCATCTGCGATCGCGGATGGTTGTGCATAAGTCCGTACTAATGCAGTCCGTGCAGATTTTCTAGCGATATCAGCTAGTTACCTGAGGGACAGATTGGCTCCATAGGGTCCCATATGGGTCCCCTTCAGATTTCGGCGGGACCCTCCCGGAGAGGCTCAATAATCGTTGCGATCATGGAACCATCAGGGGCCGGATGGGACCCAAAGGGACCCAAAATAATCGGGTAGTCGGCGAGGGTCGGCATGGGACCCAATTTCCCCGTCCGAATTTCCTGAAAACTCCAGGGAAACCGCGAGTTGCAGCGAGGTCCGACGCTCGCGTGAACGCACTAGCGAAGCCGCCAGTTTTGAAAGCGGATTTATCAATGGCCCCGAGGGGGAGCCCGCCCGTCCCGGTAGGGGACCCAAAGGCGCAATCCCCCGCACCACGGT